TCTTAAATAATGTTTTATCTATTATATCTTGCATTTCTTGAGATACACCTGTTGATGATTGAAATGGTTCAATATTAGCCCCGCGCAGCCATTTACTATTAATATATTTATAAAAGTTATTACCTGCATGTATTTTATTATTATTGGATGGAATATAAGGAAGTGATGGGCATAATTTTTTATTTGCAAGTGTATGAGAGCGAAATGTGCGTGACCTTTTATTCTTGGCAGTTATATTTTTTCTTATTGTTTTTCGTCTGAGACTCATTATATATGTCGTATATTTTTATTCCTGATTTTTCAGATATAGCATATCTGCGCTTTTTTGAAGCATTGTTTACTATATGTAAAAAATTTTCCCTATGTTCATATAATTTAGACATTGCAATAGGTGCATAATATTTTTGTGTTTGTTTTGCAGTAAGCCGTATACCTTCCATAATACCCCTACTTACTGACGCCATCTTTTTCCACAATTCAGGCAACTGATAAAGATTGTCATAGGTTCATCCGCAGAACGAGTCTGCATTTCATAATACGTACACTCGCGTTTACCGCATCTATGACACTTAAACTTATCTGTAGCACTCCCTTTATCACCTTCCAACAGCTTCTGTTCGCGAATAAGAAGTCTATCTGCAAGATCTTGCCAATTTTCAGGATACATTTCTTGGAGTGTCAAATAAGGAATCTCAAATAACTTTAGCTCTCCATCATTAATACGCGCAAGCAATCTAGGATTATTAACTGGAGACTGTGGATGAATATTAGATGCAATTGATAATTGAATCATACGATAAATATCACAGAACATATCATTTGACCAATGTTTAATAACACGTTTTTTATCAGCTTCTATATGAGATGCTTTATAAATATGAGATTCCAGAGTTGAAACATCATCCTTTGTAAATCCAATTTGTGTTAGAAATTGAAATTTTTTAATACATTCGCTGCGTTTTTCAGATAGAGGTTCTTCTAAAGTTAATTCTATGAAACTAATTTGCTGCAAAAGTTGTTGCTGCTTTTGATAACCAGAACTAATTGGCGGTGCTTTCTTCTTTTTAGTTTCCTTCTTCTTAGGAAGAACCTCTTCTTCAACGTCTACTTCAACTTCCACACCAACCTCATCCTCTTTTTCTTCATCATCCTCTACAACCTCTTCTTCATCTACTTCAGACTCTTCTCCGCCAACTTCCTCTGTTTCTTCATCATCAATGTCATTCATTGCAGACTCATAAAACTTTTCATACTGTTCAATACTAAAACTATTAGGTGATAACCATTCGGTTGTATCACTTGCAATAATAAGAATATCCCCATAAATTATGATTTCATTATATGGAGGAGGTAAAATATGTTTATTTTCAGATCCTTTCTTTCCTTCTTTATATCCAAATAGTGTTAATACATAATTATCATATATATATGAACCAATAATATCAATATCGGCCTTCTTTCTAAAATATGTCTTAATGATATCAGTTGTTAGTTGTTTATCATCATTAAGTATAAGTTTTGCTTTCTTTGTCTCTCCTTTTAGTGTTAGAACAATTGTCTGAATTGTAGAGGAAGTTTCTTCTTTTTTCTCCTCCTCTACAACTTTACTACTAATAGGCTTCTTTGCTGGCATCTTGTGGTGTAATCTTAACTAAAGCTTAAATCTTTGTCAAATTTATTATTTAGATATAGTTTATATACTTTACATGATTCAAATCCATATATTATCCCCTTATATAATCCAGACTGAATGGGACAGTTCTCATACGGTTCCATATACATTCCATTATGGTATTGGCGAATGGTTAGAGTATAATGAAACAACTCATGAATCATGTGGATATAAAATACTTAATCAGAATATTGATGGAGATAATACAATTATAAGAGTAAAATGTATGCCCGATGGGTGGACTCCGTCTAGAATTATCAGAACTGATAAAACAGATCTGATAGTACTACAATATGATAAACAGCAATTAGGAAATACTTGGATTAGAACTATTTGCGAAGATTGCGACGCTTCTTTTGAGGACGAGGTTCGGGCTCCAAGACAGATGCAGAAGGAAGTTCAACAGCCTCATCACAGACAGCAACATCAGACTCCTTATCACAGTCGGCAACAACAGTCTCATCACAGTCAGCAACAGTCTCATCACAGTCAGCAACAGTCTCATCACAGTCAGCAACGGCCTCCTCGTGGTCAGATTCCTCTTCACAGACAGCATCAGCAACAGATGACTCCTCACAGTCAGTATCAGCAACAGACTCATCGCATACAGAATCAGCAACAGACTCATCGCATTCAGCAACAGCAACAGCAACAGCAACAGATGCCTCCTCACAGACAGCAACAGCAACAACAACAGCCTCATCGGAGTCAGCAGGGACTTTTACCGACTCCTCAATTTCAACATGTTCGGGGGCTAAATTATCAACAACATACTCAGGAGAACTTGATACAGTTAGTTGCTCCTCAACAACTGTTGCAGATGTCTCAGAGCTTATTTCTTCAACAGCCTTATTTACAGAACAACACTTTATCGGAGAAACAGAATCATTCTTATCAGAACATAAACCAAACAATTTCTTCAAATACCCAAAAAAAGACTTCTTTTCAGCACAAACAACCCTATCAGAAGAAACACAATCAACAAAAGATTCAGCACAACGAGGAGCACTAATAGTATTATCAGAATTATCGGACATATATTAATATAGAATATATTTTTTTAAATTAACAGTGCGCACTTAAGCAAAATAAAACTTATATGATATTTCACAGTATGAACACCGTTGACATTCTAAAAGTTTTATTTGTTGGTATAATTCTATTTTTACTATGGCATATTATTTATAAATATGTAATACAATCCGGCGGACAAAAAGCAGCCTTTACAAGCTCACAGTTCAACGCGGGTTCTCCTGGAGTTGCTACTATTCAACTAGACCAACCTCCCATGGAACTACCCAGAGAAATAGAGTCATCCGGTCCTAATTCACCTACTCAACGTATGAATGAAAATATAAAGCGCATAATGTCTGAAGAACAACCAAATGATCCCTATGCTGAAACAGTAGAAGATGCTCATGCACCTGAACGTTTAAGGCACCCTGAAGGTATGTTTAGACCTGCTCCTGAAATGGATGGTACTCAAATGGCTGCTGAATCGGGTATAGCATCTCATCTTATTCAATCAAATAATAAGGCTGCGCAACAGTTCAATCCTGAATTTGCACAGAATGGTGGTTCATTTATGGATGGTATAATGGCAAATGATGAATCAATGCATGTCGGTTATTCTATGTTTTAGTTGAATAATAGAATCAAATAAAATTGAGACATTTAGAACACACCTAAAAGTTTACCACATTAATAATATAAAAATGTCATCAATGAAACCGATTCATCAAAATGCTGCTATTACAAACTCTCATGGAAGAGAGCAGCGCAAAATGGCGGTACGACCTCTACAGTCAGAGACAAGAGAGGTCGTATCAAATCTAATTGAATCACTAATAGGACATGATTGGCGTTCTTCGCATCGCTTTGATTTAATTAAGGATGGTCCTCTTCTTCAAAGAGATGCTTATTATGTATATAAAAGAGAGGGGCGTGAAAGACCTGGGCTCTTACTTTTATATTCAGCAGACCAGCCTGCTGTCTTTTGGGATATGGATAAGGATGAACCTAATTCGGTTCGTTTGCAGATTCCTTTTGGGTTCTTGAAATCAGGGCCGTCACTATTTTCAGTTACACTTCTAAAAGCAGAAGGTCGTCTTATCTTTGAAGATGTTTGGGTTCTTCATGGGAAAAAACTATTAGGGTCACTTCTTTATTCTCAACGATGGGCAAATTTACAGGAAGTTTATAAACAATTTTCATCACAACAACTCTTTCTTGGATATGATATTGTTACAGTTGAACCAATGTCTCTTCAAGAATTTATTGAAGAAACTCCTGAACCTGGCTCTATTTGGGATTTTCAACCAGAAGCTGCTAGTCGTAAGAGACTCTATTGGATGTGTCCAGGTGTAAAATTAGATAAATCTGCTGGCGCAGTTGCTCGCGAAAAAGCTGCAGCAGTTGCAATCATATCCCCGCTCCAACAACAGCAACATTTAGAGAATAGTGCCTATTCCTCCAATACTGGTATTGGAGGGAGACAGCAGCAACAACAACAACAACAACCACGAATTGTCGCTGTTAATAAAAATGCATTAAAAAGACCTATGGAAGTTCATAATCGTCGTACAGCATGTCTAAAAGTACACCCTTCAGGTTTTCCTGATACATATATTCTTGATACAAGTGATAATAAATCTATTGGAGTTGCATGTATTTCAAAGATTCAACAGTCAAGGGAAATTAAAGAAGCTCTTACAGCATCACTAACCAAAGCTATTGTAGTTGATGTAGTATGGCATACAGGATTTAATAAATATCAGATTGAATCACTTCTTCCTGTGGAAACTCCTCTATCTCCTTATTCATCTTTTCATGAATGTCATGCACCTCAGGATAACTAAAAGTATATAACATAAGAACAAATAGGCATAATGGTATTTTTTGTTTAAGAATTTCTTCTTCTGATAGCTGAGAACATATATTGCAATTATCGTATAAACATGTTATGTTATTTTTATTCATTTAATAAATAAAAATAGTATAAAATTATTAAGTAGGCTAAAAGTAGAATGAGAAAAAGTCGTCGCGTTAACATGAGAAAAACAAGAAAGGGTGGTCGCCGCTCTATACGCATTTGCTCACGTAATAATTTTATGAAAGGCGGTAATCTTGGTTCCTCTTATAGAAATGGTGAAATGATAATACCTGGTGTAGTTGCTACTGAAATGTTTCCCAGCTGTGGAGGTGTTGGACGTCCCGGTATGTTAGGTAGTATAACCCCTACAGGCTTACCTATGTCAGGTGGTAAAAGACGTAAAAGCAGACGTTCTATTAAAGGTGGTCGTTATGAGATTGATTTAAAGTCTGATATTCCTATGGGTACTCAAGGAGGTCTTGCCTCTATAGCACGTATGGGATGTGAATTAGGTAATTCACCTACTAAAAGCACCGCTCCTGGAATGATGGGTGGTGCACTATATGCACCTTATCCTCAGGCTATGGAAATGAAAACAGCAGGATATGAAAATAAGCCTAGTGATTTTGTAACAGCAACTGGTTCTCCTATTATGTTACAAATCCCTCAAGATGGTCGTTCTGGCCCTTCTTGTGCAATGCAAGGAGGTCGTCGTTCTCGTAGAAGCAGAAGTCGTAAGGCATCACGTAAACAACGTAAGGCATCACGTAAGGCATCACGTAAGGCATCACGCAAACAACACAAAGCATCACGTAAACACTAAAACAAGCACGAATCCCCTAAAGGAGCAGCTTGTTCTTTTGTCTCCTTTTTCTGCTTTTCAGTCGGTGCAGCTACTCCCTCATTACTAATAGTATATTTACATTGCTTATAATATGCTTTTCTTTTATACCATTGCCTGACATACATTGCATGTGAGTCAATGATATCAACAATAATAGGTTCAACTTGGCGTTGGTCTGGACGCAGTCTTAAAATACGCCCAGTACTTTGTTCTACATGCTTACGCGGTGATGCTAGAATTACAGCATTTAGTGTTTTAATATTAAGTGCATCAGATGCCATAGCATAAGTTGCTAACAATACCTGTGCTTCTTTAGCATTACGTTCGCGTACTTCATCTTTCATGCCGCCAATATAATAACCAGTTTTAATTTTTGGTTCACAATCTAAAAGTCGCTCAAATGCTTCTAAATGTTCTTTACGTTCACTTAACATGAGAATCTGTCTGCGTGAATCTACGCAAATTTCTCTACAAATCTTAATAATTGTATTTGTTCTGTCTTCCCATTTAACAATTTGCCCAAGAAGTTTTGCAGTTACTGGTTCTCCTTTCCAATTAACTGGAACATCTTGATAGTCGTCACACGGTGAATCATAAAAGACTGCTCGCACAACTACACCAGGGTCTGGTTCACGAATCTTCTCCCAATAAGCAGGTTTCCCAATAAATGCTTCAAATACACTTGAAAGACCATCTTCGCGTGTTGGTGTTGCAGATAGACCAAGAATATATTTTGTTTGGATTTTCAAAAGAGCTTTACTGAAATGAGCAGCTCCTAAATGGTGACATTCATCAAAGATTGTAAATCCATAATCCTTGAAGAATCCTTCTCCGAAATCACGCCCAGCAAGCGTCTGTAACATACAAATTGTACAGTCATATTTTGATGGATCAATATTCGCTTTATCACCTTGTAAGATACCAACACGCAGACCAGTGATAAAGTTTTCCATTTCACCTTTCCATTGATTCATTAAGAATTCTTTATCAACAACAACCAAGAATCTCTTTTTGAGCCTGACAGCAATAGCAAGTGCCATAAATGTTTTTCCTTTGCCGCATGGTACACATAAAAGTCCTTGACAATCTGCATCCATGAATGCTTTCATAATTTGCTCCTGATAATCAAAGGGAGCGCCCTTAAAGGTAATACTAGAAGGCATATTAAGACCATCTGATACAATACTAATTTCAGGGTCTCCATAAGTATCTTTACCCCATTGGCGCGGTACATAAAAGCGTGTATTGGATTCCATATAAATGGGAAAAGAATCAACCATTTTATTAAATCGTCCAGATATATTTGGTTTTACTGTTAGTGATTTACGTAAATAAGATTCATCTTCTTTATCTAGAATGGATTTCTTAATAGCATATCCTCTTGGTGTCAAAATACGGTCATAATCATTAACTGATTTAGCATGTATTTGTGACATATTTAATAGTATATTATGTAATATATTATTAAATAT